CCGCCGAATCTGTTTCTCCGATTGCCCAGAATACGCCAGACAAAAACGGCGGTGCGCCAGAGGTGCTCTCGGCTTCTTTTACGCCGTCGATGAACAGGCGCGACGTGTAGACCCCTGGCGACGTATACCCGCGCGTCAGTGCAACATGGGTCCACACATTGAGCGGCAGCGTTGTCGTCGATACCATCGATGGCGATCCAGAATTGCTAACCTGTATCTTCCCGCTATTCGAGCCGTCGAGCGGCCCTGCCAGAATGATGTACCCGTTTGTATTCGACCAGCCGAATCCGAAATTCCAATTGATGATTGACGCTGGCTTGAATGCAAATTCGATTGTCCATTCCTCTGCATCGGCGTGCGCGCCTGGGATGAACCCAAGCCGCCCAGCATTGCCGGGGCTGGCGCTGACGGTCTTCAGGCTGCCGCTTCCAAAAAGCGCATCATCATCGGTCACCTGAAGGCCGGCTGTCGATGCAGAAAGCGCCTGACTGAAGCTCGACGAATCCGCGGGTAGCGTAGTGCCTGGCGCGTCTTCGAAGTGCAGCAGCAAGATGACATCGCCCCAATACGGATCGCCATCCGATGAGCCGGACCAGAATGGCGCCGGGATGTGCATCATGAGAACGCTCGATTCAACACACAGACCAATGTGTCGTCGTTTTGATCGTACTGGCACGATATGACGTCTAGCGCGTTCGCCGCTGTGCTCAGGACGGCAGCGCCGCCGGGAAACTTGTACTTGCTGCCAAACGCCAGCGTGCGACTACCGGTTGCGTCTTGCTTGATGCGGAAAAACAGGTGTTGACCGGCGCTTAGGTTAGTCGGGTTTGCGAGCGTCCTATTGCCGGCAAGCGTAAGCCGGAATGTATTCGCCAGCGCGGCATTGACGCTGATAGTTGCGCCGTCCAGCAGCGCCAGCGGCTTGTTGATGTCTCGCAGCCGCTGCTGCAATTCGTCGAGTGTCAGCGCGGGCAGCATCAGTATGTCCCTTGCATAACGACGTCGAGCTCTAGCCCGCGAAGCCGCCACACCCCGCCGCCAGTGCTCGACAGGCGTAGCGCGAGATAGCGGCCACTTGCGAAGCTGTCGACTTTGACGCTCGTTCCAACTGTGTACGTCTGCGCGGTGGACCACGTAGGTGAGTCGTCCGGCTTCATGGCCGCGCCGATCTGCACGCTTATCTCAGTCCCCGATGGTCCGTCGATGCGCAGCCACACCCCGCGACACAGTTTGACCCGATCCGGCTCGCCGAGGTGCATGCCGATGCGCTCGGCCGTGGCAACGATGTCTGAGCCCAAATCGTCGCCCGCAGAATCGGCAAGCGAAATATGCGGCGCAGTATGCGAGAGGACTAGATGCTGGTCATTAGGCGCGATAGCCTTGCCGCCCCATACTGCAGCCGCATCCGATGACCATGTACCGCTAACCGTTGCCCACGTATCTCCGATCTGGGGCAGAGGCGTCTGACCGGTGGCGCCTGCAGTGGCCGCTGGAAGCTGTCGAATCGTCCACGAATCCGATGCCCAATTCCAGACTGCTGCGCGTTTTGCGGCATTGCTGCTGTCTGTCGGGTAGCAGACCCAAACCTCATTGGCGGCCGGGTTCGATGCAACAAAGCATGCATTCTCTGCGGACTGGTTATCCAGCTCATCGAAGACCGCATTTCGCACTCGTCCGCTAGCAATGCTTCGCGCCGGGCCACCTTGGTGCAGCACGACATCGCCCGCCGTCAGCACGACGTGACCAAGGGGCGTATCTACGGCGCAGTTTTTGGCCAGCATCCCGGTTCGGCCCGGGATCTGCTGAATGCCCATCACCAGTGGCCCGCCGATTTCACGCATCGCGTGCATGCTGCTGGGCGAATAGATGATGAGCTGATCACCCAGCGGGAGCGCATCAACCAGCGGCCCGCCAGCGTCAACGATATCAACCTCGCCAGCCTCGCGCGACGGGTCCGTCGTATCCCAACTCGGCGGGACAGAGCCGGGATCAGACAGCGCGGACCACAGCACGCGGAACGGGTAGCGCGTGCCACTAGTCGTAATGTCGAGCGCGACCAGATATCCGCGGAAGCCACGGATCGCCTTGCAGAGCTTGGTGGCAGTCCAGTTCGTCAGGTCAACGAAATTATTCGCCGTGTTGCCGTCCCAATACTGCGGCTTGTCAACTCCGTTTGTCATCACAAACAGACCATTCCACGCGCCGCCGACCCAACGATCAGTTGCAGCGCCCGTGTATGCCGCCGTCCGGCTGATGTCGGTGCGGGTGCTGCCATTGTCGACATACGCCGCCGCAATGCCGACGTGCACCCACAACAGGCCAGCCGCGGTGCGGAACGGCGCAATGAAGCGCGGTTCGATGCTGGGGGCCGTGAAGAGCTGGCCCAGCCCTGGCGAGCGGGTCAGAAACCCGTCTCGAATGCTCATGTTCAACACATTCGACCACGCGCCCAACGGCAGCTCTTCGGGCATCGCATCCCGAATCACTCCCAGGGCTACATTGTCGACTTTGACCTTCATGCAGGCCACCCGTCATTGATGTCGACGGCAAGCACTGATGCAGTATCGGCGGCAGCATTGACCGCCTGCCGCAGCGATCTGGCATTGGCCGCGCAGGCGACGAAGTGATCACCGGCGCTCTTTTCCAACGCGATCACCTCGTCTGCATTCATGTTCGATTCGCTGTCGTCTGCGGCCACCATGCGGGCGCGCCACGTTCCGTCCGCGGCCGCCTTTGCCGTGCGGGCGCGCTCGGCCAGGATCGACAGCCGCGCGAGGTCCGCGCCACGCGAGCTGTAGACGATTGTGAGATGCGTAAATCCGCCTTGTTCGGCAAGCGCGCGCCGCGCCGCAATGCGGTCGCGCATCTCGCGCCGAGCCTGTACGAGCGTCAGCGTGCGCCCGGCCTCGAACGCGGCCTCTTCGTCCGGCGTCATGTCGACCAATTCGCCATTGACGATCTTTCGTGCCATGCTCAGGCCCTCCGTCCGTAGAAGCGCACCCGAGCATTGCTGCCAGCGAATGTGCTTGCAGACAGGGTTAGCCGAATCGCGTCGAACTGGTTTGTAGTGCTTGCGACGACGCCATAAGTAGTGACCATGGCAATGCCGGCCGGGTCCGGGTAGTTTAGTTCTGCGAACACTGGAGACTTCAGGTCAGCGCTGAGCGGCCGCCCGATGAGAATCCGACCGCAGAACCCAGGATCAGCGGATGGCACGCCGACGTTGGCCAGCGTCATGAATGCCGATGCGGTGCCGCGGCTCAGCGTTGACACTGACGAGATGTAGTCTGATTCCCACGCACACCCGGTAGCATTTGCGGGGTAGCTGCTGCCCGCGTTTTCGCTGATCTGGATCCGCGGCGTCGCCGTGCCGCTGGTGCTTTTGAGGTTCGTGAAGTCGATCAGATACTGGTCATACAGCGCGCTGATGACAACACCGCCCGTCCCGTTGACAAAATCAACCACGCTCGGCGTACCGCTTACCGTCGTATCCTTCATCAGCGTCCACTGCCCCGCCGTCGTCGGCATCAGCGCAGCGTTAAGCGCAGTATGCGTCAACGTGACAGCCCCGCCGATGTTCGGGAAGCTCGCCAGCAGCACTGCCTTGATCAGCCGTAGGTGATCGTCACCCTCGTACAGAAAATCCGTAACCGCTGGATTGGTGGCGACCAGATCGTCGATGTACGAGGCACTTTCAACTGACATAACGCTCACCTCTAACGGTCATGGTGTATTCCCCGAATCTGTCCGCACGACAAGGCTAGGGATAGCGTTGCGCTGCGTGGTGCGGATGCGATCAATGGCTGATCGGTACAGCGTCCGCCACTGCGCGGGATCTTGCTGCGTGTAGACGGCGGCCCAGGACAGCGAGCCGAACAGGTATGCGTCTGGGTGCGTGGTTAGCAGCCAATTGGTGTCGGCGTCGGCAGACAACGCCGCGAAGGCTGAGTAGTAATAGACCTTGACCGTGCCGGCAGATGTCTGGAACAGAAAGTTCGCGCCCTGCGTCGTGTAGTTGTACGTCGTGTCGTCGCTGATCGACGTGAAATAGCCTGGCTCGACGTAATCAAGCTCGATGTCGTTGAGCGTGAGCTTGCGGGCTTCGATGAAGCCGGTTGGGATGGCAAGCGTGGTCGACGTGATCGCCACTGAGGTCGACGCTTCCATCTCGCGCACGCGCAGATCGCGGCGCAAGTCTGACTCGCACAACGCGATGAAGTCGGGAATCGTCGTTGTCAGGTCCGAACGGTGCAGCCAGGATGCGACTGCGGCCTTCAGTTCGGCATTGGTGCTGATTGCCATCTGCGCCCCGTTGCAGGGCGCTTAGGCCCCACGATGTACGTGAAGCCGATCCGCACGCGGATTGCCGGCGCAGTCATTGTATCAAGCCGACAG